GCCCGAGCCTGTCGTCGCGCCCGGTTGCACGGTCACACGACTACCGTCAAAGACCATCGGCCTGAATCCATGCGTGCCAATGAACGCTGCGGTGCGCGCAAGCTCTGGTGACGTGATCGTCTTGACGAATCCGGAGATCGAGCACCGCGAGGATGTGCTCTCTGGGATGCTGGCGATGTTGGACGGCCCGAATGATTACGTCGTTGCTTCTTGCCGGGACATCGATGGCATGTGGTTGGCTGGGCCGGATGTCGACTACACGAAGCACGGTCGCTTGCCTGTTCCGGATGGCGCGCACTTTCATTTTTGCGCCATGCTCACTCGTGAGCTGTTTGAACGGGCTGGCGGGTTTGATGAGGAGTATAGGCACGGTCGCGCCTGCGAGGATAATGACTGGCTCTGGCGACTGGACGCGATCGGGGCGCGATTCCGGCTCGCGCCAGGCGTGGTGTGGCATCGCAAGACCCCACATCGGTATGCAGGGATTCACGCGACGAATCGCGACATGCTGTTCCGTAAATGGGGACATCGGTGGACTTGACGGTGGCTTGTGTGCTGCGCTCCGGCGGGCAGTACAGTGCATGGCATGTCGCGGGGCTGCGCGCCCAGGTAGCTCACTGGCTGCCCGCGGCAAGGTTCGTGTGCCTGTCAGACGTTCCGGTCGATTGCGAGCGCGTGCCGCTCGAACGTGACTGGCCGGGCTGGTGGGCCAAGGTGGAGTTGTTCCGGCACTTCAAGGGCCGCACACTCTACCTAGATCTGGACTCTGTGATCGTGGGAGATCCGGCGCCACTGGTGACGGGCGAGTTCCTGATGGTGCGCAACTGGTTGCTGCCTGACCTGTTCACGAGTGCGGTGATGTCCTGGAATGGCGATTATTCGCACATCGCTGATGCGTTCGTCGATGAGGCAGAGCGTGTGATGGACGCTTATGTGACGCGCGATCAGTGGGGCGATCAGGCGTGGATTGCTGAGCGGGCAGGCGACGTGCGCGGATTCCCTGTCGGGGAGATCGAGAGCTATCGCCTTCAGTTGCGCCGAAGGCACAGGGCCAGGCCGTCGAACGGGACGCGCATCGTGGCATTCAATGCGACGCATCCGCCGTGGCGCGGCCCGGATTGGGCGAAGCGTTGGTGGGATCAAACAAGGTTCACTGCATGAAAGATCTCTATTCGCAGGCAAAGCCTGTCTACTGGCTGGACAGGCTGCAGACTTTGCGCTCAGGCGTCTCTCCTGTGCCTGTGCATGTGCAGGTCGTGCTCTCGGATCTCTGCAATCAGGACTGTGGGTTCTGCGCGTATCGAATGAGCTCTGGCCTGTCGAACGAGCTGTTCCCGGAAGGCGACCGCAAGAACCCGAACAGAATGATCCCGGTCGAGAAGGCGCGCGAGATCATCGACGACTGTGCTGAGCTCGGCGTGCAGGCGATCCAGTTCACCGGCGGCGGTGAGCCGACCATGCACCCGGATCACCTGGAGTTGTTCGCGCGTGCACAGGCGCGCGGAATCGCGACGGCGCTGGTGACAAACGGCGTGAGGCTGGACACGACCGATCCTGCTGTGCGCGCGATGAGCTGGATCAGGGTGTCGGTGGACGCTGGCTCGCCAGGCACCTACGCGCGCATCCGCCGGGTGAGCGAGAAGCACTGGCCGATCGTCTGGCGCAATGTGGCGCAGTTGGCCGAGCATTGCGCAGGGACTGTGAGCGTCGGGTTCGTGGTGACCGATGAGAACTTCGGTGAGCTGAATGACGCGGCGGAGATGGCCAGAGCAGCGGGCGTGGCCAACATCAGGGTCGGCGCGGTTTTCTCGTCGGACGGGCGCGCGCATTATCGGGACATCGACGCGATCCGTCTCGCCATTGCTGAAGTGAAGGGTCGACATGGCGATCTGATCATCGATCTGTTCGACCGCAGGATGGAGGATCTTGATTCTGGCTCGCCAGACGACGCCTTCTGCGGCTACCAGTACCTGTCGACGTACGTTGGCGGCGACATGGGCGTCTATCGTTGCTGCAACACTGCTTATTCGCGCGCAGGAAAGGTTGCCGACTTGCACGACATTCGGTTCCGCGATCTGTTCGGCAAGCCGCTCGATGCGTTCGACGCAAGGTCGTGCCGGTTCTGTCAGTTCCGCGGCCAGAACAAGGTGATCGCGGCGACCCAAAGCAAACCGACGCACGCGGAGTTCGTGTGACGCCGGTCTGCGTGCTTCGCTCCGGCGGCGAGTACGGCCCCGAGCATGTGCGCTGGCTTGCCCGGCAGATTCCCGGCTTGGTGTGCCTTTCAGACATGGCCGTGCCGGGCGTCGATGTGGTGCCGCTGCGGCACGGATGGCCGGGATGGTGGTCGAAGCTGGAGTTGTTCAGCGGCGCCATCTTCGGCGATCTAATGTTCTACGACCTGGACACCGTGGTGCTGAAGCCGCTGCCAGTTCCATCTGAGACGACTGTGCTACGTGATTTCTATCACCCGGAGAGGATCGGCTCTGGGCTGATGTACATCGCGCAGGCCGACAAGGCGCGGGTCTGGGATGCGTGGATCGCTGATACCGCCGGTCACATGTGTCGGGCGGGCAGAGGCGGAGATCAGGCATTTCTCGATGGGGTCATCGGGCGCGCGCAGAAATGGCAGGACATTGCTCGTGTCTATTCGTACAAGGTACACTGCCGGGACGGTTTGCCGGCCGACGCGGACGTTGTCTGCTTTCACGGCAGGCCGCGGCCTTGGGCCAGTGGCGCTTCGTGGGTTCCTGCGATGTGAATTTGATGTATGACGTTTGACACTCTACAATAAGAGGCATTCACGTGAATTTCGATATCGAAGATCTTGAGCAGATGCGCGAGCGCACCTTCGACGTGATCGTTGGTCGCCGTGATCCTGTGGACGGCGCTGCGGAGGGCGAGCCTGTCGGGTTCCGCGTTGTGGGCGCGGCGTCGGAGTTGTATCGGAAGGCCAATCGCGCATTCGATGTGGCGACGGTGAAGGCCGCCGCGCAGCGCGGTGCGCCCTTGGATGTCAAGACGGATGCCGGGGCGGAAGCCGTGGTGGAATCCGGCGAGCAGCGCCGAGACGCGATCGTGAATGCCTGCGTGGTGGACTGGTTCGGCTTCACCGTCGGCAACACGACGCCATTCCCGTTCAGCGCGGAGAATCTGGATCGCGTGTTGCGGGCCAAGCCAGAGTGGCGCGACGTTCTGTTCGCACAGATCGTCAACGACGCAAATTTCATCAAGGGCTGACGGACGCCCTGCTGGAGTACGCCGAGGCGCACTTTGCGTTGTCGAGGCCGGACAGGCAGTTCGGCGACAAGACCCGGCTCCAGGTGTTGCTGGATGTAAGGCGCCAGACGGGAGTCATTGCGCCGGAGCTGAAGTGCATGCCGACGCTCCCGTTCTCTGTTGCGTATCTGTGGGAGTGGTTCTGCGATCTGAGCCGCGGGCGCGGGGTGGACGCCAGCGGCTCGCCGCGCCCGCTCACATGGGAGGCGATCTGGGCCTTCTTTGATCTGTTGAAGATCGCGCCCCTCGACTGGGAGATTCGAGGGATAATTCGGGTGGACGAAGCTTACCTGGACAGCCGTTACGGCAACTCCGGTCGTCCATCCGCAGAGAGCGCAGGCGCGATGCGCACGGTGATGAAGGGGCGCGGCTGATGTCTGATAAGCTTGGCAAAGGCGTATACGAGGTCACGGCAGACTCCACTGGCTTCAAGGCTGGCATCGCCGACGCCAAGCAGGTCCACGACCAGTTTGTCGCGTCCACGGCCAAGAACGCCGAAAAGGCCGCTGCTGCGGTCAAGAAGGCGGGGCAAGCTGCCGGCGACGCGGTCAAAGAGCCTGCCAGGCAGGCCAATGATCAGGTCGACAAGCTTGACGCCTCGGCCAAGCGCCTCGCCACCACCATTCGCCGCCTCGGCGATCAGGCTGGCATCCCCCGCTCCCAGTATCTGGAGAATCGCGCCAGGCAGGCAGGCATCTTCGATCTGCCTGGCGTGTCCGATAGCATCCAGAAGATTCGCCAATCCGAGCAGGTGGTCACGAAGCTCGGCATGTCCGCGAAGCAAACGGCACAGGCGATGCGCCTGCTGCCCGCGCAGATCACTGACATCGTCGTCGGCCTCGCGTCCGGTCAGCCTGCCTACCTGGTGGCGATCCAGCAGGGCGGCCAGCTGAAAGACTCGTTCGGCGGGATCATCCCCGCGGCACGCGCGCTCCTGAGCGTGTTCACGCCGCTGAGGCTCGCGATGGGCGGCGGCGTCGCCGTCATTGCTGCGTTGGTGAAGGCGTATGCCGACGGGTCGCGCGAAGCAGACATGTTCAATCGCGCGCTCATCAACTCTGGCAACATCATTGGCATGACCGCGGGCCAGATGGCCGGCATGGCGCAGGCGGTGAGCGGCATCACAGGGACGCAAAGCGCGGCCGCAGAGGCGCTCTCCGCACTGGTGCAGTTTGGCGGAGTCGGGAGTGAGAACCTTGTTCGGTTCGCCGCGACCGCCGTCGAGACGCAACGCCGTGTCGGGGTGGCCGTCGAGGACACGGCCAAGGCATTCGCTGAGCTCGGCAAAGAGCCGCTCAAGGCTTCCGAGAAGCTGAACGAGCAGCAGCGCTACCTGACGCTGGCGATCTATGAGCAGATCAAGGCGCTCGAAGAACAGGGCCGCACGGCTGAGGCTGCCAATGTTGCGCAGCGCGCTTATGCTGACTCGCAGGATGAGCGCAACCGGAGGCTGGAGGCGAGTCTCGGCGACTATCAGCGCGCGTGGGAGCGTCTGGGCGCGGCTGCGAAGAAGGCGTGGGACTGGATGCTTAATATTGGTCGCGAGCCTGACCCGAGGGAGGCGCTCGCGTCGGCAGAGGCCAGGCTCCAGTCGATGCTTCCGGGAGGGTCGGCATTCGGCAGATTTTCTCAGTCAGAGATCGACGCCGAGCGCGAGCGCGTCAAGATGCTGCGGCAGCGCGTGGACACGACCGAGGGGCTGGCGAGGGCGCAAGGCGATTACAACCGCATCCAGCAGGCCGGCATCGAGGCGGCCAAGTACCTCGACAAGTTCGCCTCGAAGGAAAGTCAGCGCCGCAAGGAAACCGAGGAGTTCAACAAGCGCGTCAAGGACATGAACGATGCGCGGCGTCTCAATGGTCAGGCAGAGTTGACTTCTGCCGAGGTCGAGGCGATGCGCAAGAATATGCTGGCGAAGTTCTCCAGCGGGAGCGGGCGTAGCCGCGCTTACACAGACGACGCGGCGACCAGAATGCTCCAGAGCGCGCGGGAGACCGGCGCGGCGCTGCAGGCGCAGCTCGATGGCGAGGAAAAGCTCGGGGCCGCTGCTCGCGCCAGGGTCGAGTTCGAGCAGAAGATCGCCGATCTGAAAACGAAAGGCACGCTCACTGCTGATCAAAAGAGTCTGCTGGCAAACGCGGACAAGATTCGCTACCAGCTGGAAACGAACGAGGCACTTGAGCGCGAAGTGTCGATCCGCAAGACGATCGCCGATCAGCAGAAGGCTGAGGCCGATGCTGAGGCGAAATTCGCAGAGCGCGCTGCACAGATTCGTCAGGAGATCGCCACCGCCAGAGAAGGTCGGCTCGAACAGTATGGCAGGCAACTCGGCGCATTCGGCAAGAGTGACTTCGAGCGCGAGATGGTGTCAGGACAGAACGACATCTTCCGCGAATTCCAGCGGCGCCAGGCGCAGCTCCTGAAATCGACGCCGGATCACCTGCTCGGTTCCGACAAATACATCGCCGAGGCCATGGCCATCAAGGCCGCGCTCGACCAGGCGCTCGCCGATCACGAAACCTACTACGCGCGCCTGCGCCAAGAGCAGGGCAACTGGGAGAACGGCTACAAGCGCGCGATGGCGAATTACATCCAAGCGGCAGGCGACATCGCTGGGCAGACAGAGCGGCTGTTCGGCAATTTGTTCAAAGGCCTGGAGGATGTTTTCACCGACTTCTTCACGACTGGGAAGGCCAACTGGCGCGATTTCGGAACAGCCATCGTCGCAGAGATCAACCGCATCATCATCCGCTCGCAGATCATCGGGCCGCTCGCGCAGTCGATGCAGGCCGGCGGCGGCAACTTCCTGACCAGCTTCATCGGTTCGATCGTTGGTGGGGCGGGCGGGAGTGGGATTGGATACGGCACCGCAGGCACGGCCGCGGCGACCAATATGGTTTCTGACGGCGCAGGCGGGTTTGTCTTTGCCAATGCGAAGGGCAGCGTGTTCGACCAGAGCGGGTTCACGAAGTTCGCGGCCGGCGGCGTCGTCACGCAGCCGACGTTGTTCAACTACGGTGGGGGCGGGCGCGGCGTGATGGGCGAGGCCGGCTACGAGGCGATCATGCCTGTCGCGCGCACATCGAGCGGAGAGCTCGGCGTGAAGGTCGCCACGAAGGAATCGAACAGCAAGCCGACCGTCATCCACATGACGGTGGTGACGCGAGACGCTGAGTCGTTCAGGCGCTCCGAGGGTCAGATCAAGAGTCGCCTCGCAGGATGGTCGAGCGGCGCGCAGAGGTTCGCATGACGTTCATCAACGTGCGCTTCCCGAAGCAGCAGGGCTACGGGTCAATCGGTGGGCCGGGGTTCCGCACAGAGGTCGTCGAGACGGCCAACAAGCGGGAGCGGCGCAATCGTGTCTGGACTGACGCGCGGCGACGGTACGACCTGACCATCACCGCGCGCACGCAGGCAGAAGCCGAGGACATCCATGACTTCCATGCCGCGATGGGCGGTCGCGAGCACTCGTTCCGGTTTTGGGATCCACTCGACTACAAGCTGACGGATCAGGCGATCGGTTCTGGCGACGGAGCGACGAAGGCATTTCAGGCCATCAAGACCTATGCGCAAGGCTCGGCCACGCACACGCGCACGATCGACAAGCTGGTGGCCGGGATTGTCGTGAAGGTCAATGGCGTCACGCAGACGATCACGACGCACTACACGGTGGATCTGAACACCGGCATCATCACCTTCGTTTCCGCACCGGCCGACAGCGCGCCGATCACCGTGACAGGTGAGTTCGATGTCTGCGTGCGATTCGCCGAGGATGAACTTAGGTGGGTGGTGGTGGACAGCGAGGGAGTGCCGCCTGATCGCTACCTGTGGCGGCCGGAGGCATTGAACTTGATCGAGGCCATCGGCGAATGAGGATCGTCCCCGCCGCCATCACCACGGCCCGCCAGTCGTCGGCCTCGCGCCTGTGCAAAATCTGGAGGATCGAGCGCACCGACGGCGTGGTGCTGCGATTCACCGAGCACGACAGGACGTTGACTGTTGATGGTGAGACATTCGAGTCTACGGCGTCGTTCGACCCCTCCACCGTCAAGGTCAACGCCGATCTGAGCGTGTCTGACATGGACGTTCATGGCGCGCTCGACTCGTCGCATATCAGCGCAGCAGACTTGTTGGCTGGCCGGTATAACGGCGCGTCGTTCTGGGTGGCCGAGTGCCTCTGGGACAACGTGGCCGCCGGCAAGGATATCCAGAAATTCGGCTGGCTCGGAAACGTGAAGGAGGCCGGCGGCCAGTTCGTCGCCGAGTTGCTTGGCCCCGAGCGCATCCTTAACCGAAACATCCTGCGGCTCTACACGGTGGCCTGTGCCTGGACGCTCGGCGATTCTCGCTGCGGGGTGACGCTGGCCGGCTACACGCAGGCCGGCACCGTCTCGTCGGTCACCAGCCGCCGGGTGTTCGGCGTGACCGGCATCAGCGTGCCGGGTGGCGAGGAAGCGGACTGGTTCACGTTCGGCAAGGTGACCTTCACCAGCGGCGCGAACGACGGCCTTTCGATGGAGGTCAAGAACTTCGACGGAACGGAAGTTGAGTTGATGCTGCCGATGCCGTTCGACGTGGCCCCAAGCGACACCTTCGACATCGTAACCGGGTGCAACAAGTCGCTTGGGGCCTGCCGGTATCGGTTCAACAACGTGCTGAATTTCGGCGGGTTCCCGCACGCGCCGCAGTCCGACGACGTGATCAAGGGCATCGTGAACACCGAGACGGCGCCGACGAACAACGCCATCCTTGACCCGAGCCCGACCGATGGGAGCGCGAGCGCATGACCGTGACGCGCGAACAGTGGATCGACGAGATCCGATCCTGGGTCGGCGTGCCGTGGGTCCACCAAGGGCGCAACCGGCACGGCGTGGACTGCATCGGCCTGGTCATCGCCTCGGCGCATGCGCTCGGGCTGACGGAGTTCGACACCCGCGCCTACGGCCGCACGCCGATGGGCGACTTCCTGGTCCGCATGTGCAACGAGCATATGACCCGAAAAGCGAGAGCGGAACCCGGTGACGTGCTGCTCATGCGCCTGTCGAAGTTTCCGCAGCACTTCGCCGTGCTGGTCGAGCCGGGCCGGATTGTCCATGCGCGGGGCGAGGACGGGCGCGTGGTCGAGACGAACATACCCGACGCCTGGTGTCGTCGGGTGGTCGGCGTGTACGCGGTTCCGGGGGTGGCGTAATGGCGCAACTCGTTGTTGCTGCTGCCGGGGCCGCGATCGGCGGGGCCATCGGCGGGCCTGCCGGCGCTCGGATAGGATGGATGATTGGCTCGATTGCCGGCGCTGCCCTGTTCGCGGAAAAGCAGGAAGGCCCGAAGATCGAGGACGGCAAGTTCTCGTCGTCCATCTACGGCCAGCCGATCCCGCTGAACTACGGGACGATGCGCCACGCCACGCAGCTCGCCTGGTGGTCTGGACTCATCATCCGCACGGAGGATGTCGGCGGCAAGGGCGGCGGCGGAGCAGAGGTCAAGAAAGCGCGCATGAACCTGCTGCTCGCGGTCTGCGAGGGGCCGCAGGCCGCCGTGCTGCGCATCTGGGCCAATGGCCGACTGATCGCAACCTTCGACGGCATCGGCTACGACGTGGACGAGGAGGTGCTGCCCGCCGGGGAGGTGCGCGTCTATCTCGGCACGTCGACGCAGGTCGCTGATCCGACCTATGAGGCAGCGGTCGGAACCGAGAATGCTGTGCCTTATCGCGGCACGGTGATGATCGCGATTGATGGGCTGGAAGGCGATGCATTCGGGAACCGGCCGCCTAACGTGGAGTGTGAGGTCGCGGGCGAAATCGCAGCGGTTGCCTGTCCTGTCGATCCGATCCATGTGACCGAGGTACAGCAGGCCGGGCTTTACGTTCAGGGCTACGGATTCTCAAATCGCACGTCGAGTGCGGCCTACGATGCCGCGACGAGCACCTATTACATCGTGACCGAAGGCACCGACGGCTCGGTGCGGCAGATCGAGGCCTACGATGTGAGCGGTGCTGCGCCTGTGCTGTCCCGCGTGATCG